ACTTCATCCGTTCGGATTCCTGTTCAGCCCAAATCTTGGTGTCGATGCCACGGGCGGAGCCTGGGTACTCGAACTCCAGGACGGTGCGCTCGCTCAGCGTGCCTTCTTCGAGGACTTCGAGGACACGCAGGAGGCCCATGTGGCGGAACTGCTCAATCCAGACACCTGGGATGGGTGGATTCATCGTGCTGCTGTTGAACATGACGAGGCGGACTGTCCAGATGCTCTTCACAGGATCCTCCTGACTGCGGATGCGACTTCCAGGGGCAGGTTGAATGTGGCGCCCTGAAGGGCTCCGGTACGGCCGAGGCTGGTGTGGATCTCAACGTACCAGCCCTGATGCAGCGGTTTGGCTTCCCAAGCGAACACGCGGTCCTTGTAGGTGCCGAAGCCGCAGATCCACGCTTCGACGGATTCGACCCACTTCACTTCGGTCAGGTCGTAGATCGCTACGCCTTCCGTGCTCCATACTCTGATCACAAGTTCTCCTTCTTCAGGCCGAATGCGTCGAGGATGTTCTCGACTGTGTCACTGCTACGCGGAGTGTAGTCCTCAGATCCGCCCAGGACCTGTTTGTTCTCCTGCACACACCAGACCTGGTAGTACGGTTGGCCGTCTCCGTTTGCGAGGTTGAACCACTCGATGAGTTGATCGTCATCGACGGAGTTGAACTGGATTCCAAGCGGATCGTCCTCGTCGACCATCTGCGTGGGATCAGTGATGCCGTTGAGTTTGTACAGGAGTTCCCGGAACGTACCCTCGAAGGAGTACATCCCGGAGAACATCGTCATGTATTCGTCGTGGGCGATGATGTAGAGGTTCTTCACAGGAGTTCCTCCGGTTCCTTGTCGAGTTCCTTGACGTCGTCGTTGTCGAATCCGACTGATTGGTCGAGGACGATGACCCGCCTTCCAGGCGCTTCGAAGTCGTCGCTGTGGTTGTTGGTGACCTCGAAGGCGCGCTCGGTTGCGGCCGCCTTGGAGTCCGCCTCGACGAAGACACGGCAGAGGACGAGGACTTGGTATCGCATCAGAATGTCCTCGCGTGGGCGATGAGTTTCTTCATCGCGGTCTTCGGTGAGACGTGTTCGGAGTACCACCGCGCAAGCGGTGCATCGGGAAGATCGTCGATGGCGAGGTGGTAGGTGAGGATCAACAGGTACTCGACCTGTTTCTTCCACTGGTCGTACGTCATGCCCATACTCTGACTCCTTTGCTTGGAAACGACAATGAGATCCGGTTCAAGGTTTGGATGTAAAGGAAATCTCATTGTTAAGATCATTATACTACAAATCAATGTCAGAATCAACTGACTTGGAACCCGTTACTCCTCTTCGGGCGGTTTCGGGATGATCTCCATCAACTTGCTGAACTGGGAGTCGAGGATGGGTGTCGTAGAGGGTGCAGCGTGGAGAGCGGCCTCATAGACCTCCCGCATCTTCCGGTAGTACCGTTGATGGTACGTCTTCATCTTGTCCTTGTTCGCAGCACGGTATCGCTTCAAATATTCGGGAGTCCCGGAGGGCACCCCGTAGGAGTTCTGGCGGGGACGCCGGTCAGGGTTCATAGGGAGCAGCTCGACGTTGTCCAGGGATTCGTTGGTACACATCTTGTCGCCCCAGTAGGGCATCTTCTCTTTCGGGTCGAAGGCACCGAACTTGTGTGCTGCTAGGATGTACAGCAGGGGCACTGTGGTACCGTCCTCCATCACCACGAGGCGACTGGAAGTCCACTGCTTCCGGTATGACGGGGGTTCGATGACCCCGCGGCCGTTAATGATCGAGGTGACTTCGGGTGTGGTACGGAACGTCTTCGACATGTGATTCTCCTTGTGAGCGCTTTCGGGTCCCTTCGGAACGCGGACGAGTTAGCTATGATCCGCCCCCGTGTTGTGATTCTATGATGATTATATCACACCTCACTGTTCAAAAGCAACGTCTTTCTATTGATGGGGCTGGATCAATGTTTACGACACCGCCCCGATCACAAGTACGCTGTAACTCCTTTAGGCACAACAGGATACAATGTTCTGCCGGCCGAATGCCATGCCGTCTTGTCTCAAAGAGGGGATCGACGGGTGTAGGTATATATGATATATGCTTTTTTATACTATATACTTATATACGGCAAGCGAACTGGCACACAATCGTAACCCGTTGAGAACAAAGGACTTAATCAACATCGGTTCGTAAAAGTGCTCGCAATTAGTATCATTTACGAACGAGGCAAGGGACGAATCTTTCACGAACGATCACGCGAGCTATGATCCAATGCGGCAAAGGATGCATCTGCTCAGGGAACATTGAAGCAACGTCGTCGGCAGCGGCTCACGTTCATACCACTGCAGGCGCCAGCTCAGGGAACAAAGCCCTGGCGCCCACGGATCTCCTACCTGCGGCGGGCGGGATCAGGGCCGCCCAGGGATGTTTTAGGTGGGTCGATATTAGTGGAGGCGGCTTGCTGACGAGCTAAGTCCGACTTTAGCGATGACGCCCTGGCACGAAGAACAAAAAAAGAGCGACGATGCGATTGCTCGCACCGCCGCTCTGATGTCGACCTACTTCTTGCCTGCCTCGCGAGCTGCCTTGAGCTTCGCCTTCGCCTGTTCCCTGATCGTCTTGAGACGCGGGTCGTTCTTGACCATGTCCCTGATCATGGTGTTCTTGTCGTTCTGCTCCTTGCGCTCGCAGACTGCGTACCAACCCTGCTTGACCATCCGGAGCAGCTCGGTCGTGCCACCGATCTCTTTCCAACCGTCCTTGTGGCCCTGCTCCATCGACGCGTACGACAACTCGTGCTTAGCCATCTCTGACTCCTATGACTGATAGATGTTAACGTGCACCCTGCCCGTTAACACTATCACAACTACTCTCTATCTGGTATGAACACTTGATCCCAACGTTCTATGTGTGGTCGGCACCTCCGTCGTCTGCGTGCGTGTTGTAAGCATCGATGTACGGGCTGAGCTGATCCCAGGCCGCTTCGTCGATGATGATGTACTGCAGTTCGATCCAGCAGAACGCCTGAATGTCCTCCTCGAGTGCGAAGTTGTATGTCTTCAAGCCGATGATCACGATCGGATGTGGTCCACGGACGTCGATGTTCATCACATGAGCTCCTGGATGTCGATCACGTCCTGCTCGCTCAACGATCCGAATCCACGTCTGATCGCTGAGTAGAAGTCCAAGGCGAGCACACGTCCGGATTCCTTGCGCTCGTATGAGACTGCTGCTGCTCGGTAAGGCCCTGCGGAGACCTCGATCACTTCGCATTTGAACGTTCCCCCGTTGTTCGCTTTGTCGTTGACCCAGTGCTTGACCAGGCCCTCGAAGTAGCCGTCGAAGTCCGACTTGACTGTGATCTGTGGTACCATGCTATTCTCCTGAGAGAGCTTTGATCTGCTCTTCGACCATCGCTCTGATTCCGAGACGATCGACCATGATCCACAAGTCGCCGACGAAGTCGCCGCTCTCGTCTGTCGTGTGGATCATCGCCGTTGCGATTGCTTCCGCGAGGAGTTCTTTGTCGAGTTCTGGCACCTGCATCGTTAGACTCCCCAGCTGAATGACGCTTCGATAAACTGCTTCATGTCGTCCGGAGTGAGGACGAAGTACCAACCGTTGGAGCAGTAGACTGTCAAGAACCACACGCCGCCTGGTTGATCCCAGGTCTTTTCGACGTGCTGGATGGTCATCGGATGATCGTCTGTCCACGCTTCGCCTTCGTGGTCTGTGAGTCCGAACCGCATGAGATGCATCGTTACTCCTGTGGGACCTGTGTGATCTTGTACGAGAGCTCGCTGATGTCGTACTGCCCGTCGATGATGCGGAGTGCCGTCGTCGCTGCGTTGCCGATGTTGCACGCTTCGCCGACCGTGCCACTGAACGGCTGCTGGAGGACGTTGTGCAGTGCATTCTTGACTGCATCGAACCGACCGCGGAACGGATCTTCGAGCTGCATCTTGTTCTTCATACGCTACTCCTGCGACTGATAGATGACGATTGAGAAACACACGATCAACGCGACTGCTTCGACGACTGATAACCATTGCATAGTCACCTCACAATCACTCTCTATATGGTACAACACGCTATGATCTAAGCTCGTACGGGGAATGGCCTGCTCTGAAAGAAAGCCCTGGCGTAGTAGCAAAAAAAGACGATCGTAGGATTGCTCCTACGACCGTCACTAGGCTACCAGTTGATCGTGGACTTCTCGTCGTCTTCGCCCCAGAACTCGCTTACGGGCTTCATCACGTACTTCTGCAGCTTGCCATCCTTGGCGACGATCTTCACCAGGACGCAGTTGCTCTTCACGCCAGGCTTGACTTCCATCTCGACGGTCTTCTTCTGCCACGTACGCTTAGCATCGCTCATAGTCACCTCGCCTTAGCTCTCTATATGGCTCGAACTGGCACAGCTCTAGTCCTGCTGTACGATCGTATGCTGCTACCATGGGGGGACCCTCGGACCTTTAGGTCCTACCTTTAGGTACGCACGTCAAAAATAGTACCCGATTTTTCACTGTGACATCCAAGTACGTAGTATAAACCCCTTGCCGGTTGCTTTGCCGCGGGATCCGCTATATAATGGACGGAACAAAGAGCACAGGTATCATGACCCAAGTTACATCTCCGCCGATCCCGCTCTACCCGGACCCAGTCCGTATGGAATGGAAGATGATGGCGGAGCTCCGTGCTGAGGTACCCGAAATCAGCGTTCCGCAGCTAGCTCAACGGGTAGGGCGTTCTCCTGCGTCCGTGCGCGTCTGGATCAAGCAACCTAAGTACCAGGCCTACGAGAACTGGGTCTTCACCCAGAAAAAGGCCGAGTGGACCCCGTATGAGCGCCATGTTCATGCGGGCGTGGATGAGATGATCCAGGAATTCAGCGGGGAGATGGCTTCCCGACTCCTGGAAATCGCAGAATCCACCGAAGACGAGAAGCTGCAAGTCGCAATCGCGCAGGATTGGCTTGATCGGGGCGGGTACGCAGCGCAGAAAAAGATCAGCAACTCCGCTCAGATCGTCCTCACTGAGGGAGCCGTGGCCGAAATCTTCCGTCGGATGCAGGAATCCCACGGTGTCGTCACTGTTGGTAGCGGGCGCACCGAAGGTGCCCGTAATGGCCTCGGTGAGTAAATGGACATTATCCTCGATCATGGCAAGAAAGCTATCGAGGAAGCCCTGGGGGTGAACCTCCCTCCTTCGTCCCAGGCCGACGAACTCCGGGCGCAGACGCGGCAGCGGGCTCAGGAATCACTGTTCTTCTTGTCAACTGCCGTTCTCGGCTATGATAAGATCCAACGCAATCCCCACCTCGAGCTGTGTAATTTCATCCAGAACACCGAGAAGAAGCGCAAGGTAGTCCTCATCCCGCGGGACACGTTCAAATCCACGGTCGGATCGAAATCCCTCCCGATCTGGATCCTCATACAAGACGACTTCTGTGGCCTACCGGGCCCCGAGCATAGGATCCTCCTAGCCAGCTTTTCCAGTGAGAACGCAAAGAAACAGATCAAAGCGATCCGCATCCAGATTGAACGGAACCAGATCCTCCGGTGGCTCTTCCCTGAGATTATTCCAGATTTCTCCCGGACGGTTTGGACTGACTCCAATCTGCTCTTCCCTCGTAATGGCGTGTACGGTGAAGACACGATGGAAGCGGCCGGCGTGGATACGCACCTTGTTTCGCGGCATTACACCGTCCAGATAGGCGACGACCTTGAAGACCTGGAGTCCTTCCAAAGCCCCACCGTACGGCGTAAAGTTAAGGATTGGTATAAAGCGTCCGAGGCTCTATTCGTGGAAGAGCGGACCGCGTTTCACCTCCTTATCGGGACTCGTTGGGGTGTGGACGACGTGTACAACGATATACAAGCTAACGAGGGGGACACGTACGATTTCCTAGTACGCCCTCTGCAGTGGAACCGTGAACAGCTCGAAGGCGATCTAAAGGACGCGAAGGACCACGATAGACGACCTACGTGGGACATGGATCCTAATCAATACGCCCCGGATCCTGAGGAAGAATATCTGTTCTTTCCGTCCTTCTTTCCCATGGAATCCTGCAAACGGGTCCGCGCGAAACAGGGCGCGTTCATGTACTCGATGCTGTACTTGAACAACCCCCGCGACCCCTCCATGGCCGAGTTTCGGGAATCAGACATCCAATACTTCGAATTCAACGCGGACGGGGACATCTCGATCTCCTACGGCGAGTCGATGGAGATCATTCCCTTCGAAGTGTGCCGCCGGGTCATGTTCTGGGATCCCGCCCTAAGCGGTCCCGATAAGAAGAAGAATGCGAGGAACGCAATTGTCGTCGCCTTCAAAGACCCGAAGGGCCGCATCTTTGTTGTCGAAGCGAGAGCTCAGCGTCAAGAGCCAACGCTCCTTTTCGCACAATATATCGGTCTACATCGTCGCTACGTCGTTGAGCGCGCGGCAATTGAAGACGTTGCTTTCCAAAAGGTCCTCAAGTTTCCTCTATATCGAGAGATGCGTGAACAGGGATACCAGTTCCCCGTCCTCGAAGAGCGGCCCATCGGGGACAAGGATTATCGGATCCGCTCTCTGATCCCGTACCACGAATCCAAGCTGCTCTACATCCGGCGGGGTCAGCGAGACCTCGTAGAGGAGATGAAAGGGTTCCCTCTGTTCCCAACGAAGGACTTGGTCGACGCTCTGGCAGCTTGCATCCCGCTGCTATCGAAGCTCCCAGCCCTTTCGGATCGAGACCTACGCCTCGCAGCATCGGCGGATAAATCACGTCAACTCGGTCGTTCACCGTTAACCGGTTACTAGGGCGTCCGGAACGGACCCCGAATAGACGAGGGCTGAAATGGCCAAGGCTAAAGCCAAGAAGGAGCAAAAAGATGAAGGGCAGTCCGAAAAACTACTCGACGTACAGCGGAAGTACCCACGCTCCCGGGGGAAGCAAGTTCGACGGGATGATTCCGTCGCACAAGTCACAGCCGATCAACAGCGGCGAGAACCGGCGGCCAAACTCGTCAAGCGCAAGGGGGATCGTCCCAGTGGGGACGAAGAAGGGCAAGTTCCCGCTCGGAAAATAGCGGGGCCGGCTCTCGTCGGCACAGTGGCATATCAGGGCAGGTGCAAACTGAACCCCCATGGCGATACAAGCTATTCCGGTCGAGCTCGAAAGTAGCCAGGAAGCCGCGATCCTGACGTATCTCCACAAGGAGATCGGCAGCGCGCTGGAGGCTCATCGCCCCAGAGAAGTCTTCCTCGCGGACCTTCTTCGAGCGTATAAGGCGCAGCCGGAAGTCGAGACGAAGAACTTCCCGTGGCCGGGGGCCTCGAACGTAGTTGTCCCATACGTCGCCATCTCCGTCGATGCGGTCGCCGCCCGCCTCCAGCGCAGTATTCTCGGGGCGAAGGACCCGGTTGAGGCCCACTTGAGTGGCTTGACTCCGTTCCAGATGTCCAACGGTAAGCCCCTGGGCGATAAGGACATCCGCGACTGGGTCAAGCACTTCCTCGAGAACAGCGGGGCCTCCGATAAACTCCGGTCGGTCTTCTTCGACGTGTCACTGAACGGCGACGGGTTCGTCAAGCCGATCTGGGTTGAGGAGTCCGAAACCTACCACGGGTACGACGATGGTGGAAACGTTGTCGAGGTTCCTGTTCCCGGGTACACCGGAGTCAAATGGCACGTCGCTCCTGGTGCTGATGTTATTACTCCTCGTGGTTTCGATAATTGGTCGCAGTTACCGTGGTTCGCACACCGCCTCAGGTTCTCCTGGTCCGAACTCAAACGGGGAGAGCTCGACGGAACCTTTCAAGACGTCGACGCCGTCAAGCACACCGGAAAGAAGCGAGACGACGAACGACATAAAGTGACGAACGAGTCTGAGCGAATCATCGAGGAGACGCAGGACATCTACGACCTGTTCGAAGTGCACGGCCTGTTCGAGATCCCACCGGGTACAGCGCCCACTGCAACGGACGCGACAGCACCCGCCGAAGGCAGCGATGACAAAGAGCAGCCGCCGCTGTTTCAGGAACTGATCCTCCTGTACAGTCACACCGCCCGTAAGTTGATCCGGAAGATTTACAACCCCTTCTTTGGGCGGGCCCGGCACTTCGTCAAGATTCCCTACCTGGTCCAGAGCCATCAGATGTACTCCCTTGGCGTTGCTGAGATGTCCCTTCCCTTCCAGAAGGAAGCGTCCACCGCCCACAATCAGGTGATCGATGCTGCGACCGCCGCCAACGCTGGCATTATTGTCACTACTCCGGACACGAACATTGGCCGCAACGAGGAAATCTACCCCGGTAAGCACGTCAAAGTTGAGAATCCTGGGAAGGACTTTGCCATCTACCACCTCTCCGAGCCAAGCGGTAACCTGGCTAACGTCGAAGAGCGAGCCGCCTTCCTCATGGAGAAGCGTACTGGGGTTAGCGTGTACAACCTCGGTATGGAGTCGGCGACGGTAGGGTCCAGAGCAACGGCCACCGGTACCACAGCGCTGATCACCGAAGGTAACATCCGTTTCTGGGTGTCCATCGATGACATGCGTAAAGCGATCGAAGAGCTCCTGTACCTGACGGTGCAACAGGAACAGCAGTTCCGGCCCCAAGGCTATGAATGGGCTCCAGGTCGATATATCCAGTTCCCTCCTGGTGACCCCCGGGTGACGCTCGGCCTGTCCTTGAAGCTCTCGTCCGAGTCCGTGAACCGGGACCTCGAGATTCAGCAGCTGCAGGTCCTGATCCAGGTCCTCAACGATTACTACGGCCGCGTGAACCAGGCCGCTGCGATCCTATTTAACCCGATGTTCCCGCCGCAGCAGAAGATGGTCATCGTACAGATCATGAATGCCGCCGGGATCATCATCAAAAAGTTCGTCGAGCGATTCGATATCGAGAACCTGGACGAAGTCGTGCCCACGATCATGACCGCGATGCAGAATATCGGGAATGCGATGGGCATGATGGGCGGAGGCGGTATGCAGCCCGGTATGGGCGGAGGCCCGCAGGGCATGATGGGAGGACCAGGTGGACAACCAGGAATGGGCGGCCCTCCCGGAATCGGCGCAGGTGGCGCTGGAGCGGTTCCTGGAGGCGGAACTCCTCAACAGTCAGGTGCGGTTGGTCCGGGAGGAGAGTCCGGAAGCGATGCTTCGTCGGCAGGGCGAAGCACAGTTCCTGTCACGTAAACTGGGCGAAGTGAGAGACTTCGCCGCAAAGGCAAAGGAGCCAGAGAATGGCAGGCGAAACGCCAGTTATTGACCCACGGACCGGCTTGTACACAACCGGCCGCTTCGCGGGCTTCAGTGCGGAGGATGTAGCAAACTATGCGGAAACACTTGAGACGGCGAGCCGAGGCGGAAAGCCTCCTGCAGAGAGGCCACCTGCTCAGCAAGCTACTCCTCCTGCTCAAGCTCCACCGCCACAGAATACTCCCGAGGCCCGCCTGGCCGCGGCGAACAACGCACGGATGGACCCTCTGAACACGGGCGTCGTCCTGCGGATGATCCAGGACGACATGGACGCGTTCAAAGCGACCGTGACGGACTACGACAAGTACGCGGAGAAGATCGAAGAGATCAAACGGAACATTCCTCCGCACCAGTTGACGCAGAAGGGCCTGCACAGGCAGATCTACATCAACGTCAAGTCCAGCGACCCGGAGTTCGCGGCGCGTCTGATGGAACCCGGAGCTCCGGCAGCGGAAGGGGAAGTACCGCCTGAGACGCCGCCCGCTGCTAAGACGGTTCCAGTAGCTGCTCATACGCGCACCGCGCCACAGGCGAAGCCTGTGCCACCCGCGCTGCCGCCGACACCGGGATCCAGGACCTCTGCTCCTCCTCCCGCGGCCGCAACGACGAAGCTCAAACCGAACGAGAAGATCATCAAGTTCTGCCGCGCCACCGGGCAGGACGTTACGCAGTACCTTTCCCGTCTCGAACAGATGGGACAAACACAGGCGGACATCGACGCTCCGTCGACGGCAACACAGAGCGCGCCAAGGAGCGTTTATGACCGGTCGCTTGCCAAACGGTAGGATCGATCGCCTGTTCGTGTCGGACATGGACCCCGAGTACTACTATCGGTGGGCCAACACGAAGGACATCAACGTGATGTCCATGCAGCTGGACGGGTTCGAACCCGTCATAGGGGAGGATCCGAAGATGTCCCTCACCCCCCTCCCCGTCGCAGGGCAGAGTACGGAAAACCCTGTGTCTGCCGGATCCCGCATGCGCGGTGATCTTGTCCTCATGCGAATTCGAAAGGAAGCGTACGAGGAGACAGTCGGCGAAGAACTGAGAGCGGCGAGAGACCGCCAGAACGTGTCTCTGGACACTATGGTCCAGCAGGCAAACGAAAACGCCCGAAACGCAGCGAAGCAGGCGGGATTGAAAAACGTCCCCAAGCAGCTCGTCTTCCGGGAGGAGTAGGAGCAATTCATGGCAACGCAGAGCAAGTTCCCGATGCGCGCCGTGAAGACTGTCAACGCGGTGCCGATTCCGCGCTACTCCTGGGGTGAGAAGGCTCTCAACACGCATGTTCGCGGGGCGCTGCTGTTTCTCGACACCAGCGGTCGTCTCACGGAATGCGGCGCTGACCCCGCTCTCATCGCAGGCGTAGCAACGGCACCCGGGACAAACAACGCTGTGGATTTCGCGGCCTCCGGTCTCGTGGAGATCGCCCATCCCGACGTCGTCTTCCGCGCGTACGCTGACACCAGTGCTTCCGAGGGAACTGGTGTCCTCACGACAGCTGCTATCGGCAAAGCGTACGGTGTCGCCAAAGCGGCCGCAGGCGGACTGTGGTACGTCGACATCGCCGACACGACTGCCGATCGCATGATCATCTGGGGGAGCTGGGATGAGACGGTCCCAACGCCATACGCCCTGACCGACATCCGTCCCCACGTTTACGCGTCGTTCTGCGCAGCTGTTTGCCAGACACGCGTGGGCACGTAAGGAGCATAGAACATGGCAGTCTCTTCAGGTCAGTTCTCCGCGCTCCTTGCACCTGGTCTCTTCGATGTGCTCTTCAACGAGATCGACGCTCAGCCGAACCAGTGGCAGGGCGTGTTCAACACCGATACCTCGGTGAGAGCGTACGAAGAGGAACTCAAGGTCGCGGGGCTCGGAACGATGGTGCCGAAGCCGGAAGGCACGGCAACGGCGTTCGACGATCCACTCATCGGATCGGCACTTCGCTACACGCACGCATCGTACGGCCTCGGGTTCCGTATCACCCGGGAGATGTACGATGATGATCTGTACGACATCATGAGCAACATGGCCGCCGAACTGGGCCGCGCGTGCTCGTACAAGGTCGAGACGGATGCGTGGAGCGTCTTCAACAACGCGTTCAGCGCCTCGTTCGTCGGCCTGGACGGCCTCTCCCTGTGCAACACCGCGCACACCCGGCTCGACGGTGGTGCGACGATGGGCAACAGGCCGTCCACGGACGCCGACTTCTCCTTCACGTCGTATCAGGCGGGGCTGGATCACTACAACCAGATCCTCGACGATCGCGGTCGGCCCATCGTCATGAGCCCGGCTCTGGTCATCCTGGACCCCACGTTCCAGTGGGCCGCGAAGGAGATCCTCCAGTCCGAGTACAAGCCGTACACGGAGAACAACGAGATCAACCCCCTCAAGGGCGAGGTCACCGAGTTCCTCACGTGCCGGTTCTTCACCAGCGCCCGTCAGTGGTTCCTGGTGTGCCCGCCGAAGTCGCAGAAGAAGTCGGGCGGTCACGACGCCAAGTTCTTCTGGCGTGTCCGGCCCGAGACGGCCAACGCGGACGACTTCACGAGCGGCGATGCGCTGTTCAAGATCTACGCCCGATACTCGAAGGGCTTCTCCGAGTGGCGCGGCGTGTACGGGTCCTCTGGCGGATAACATTTGAGTGGCTGGGGGCACGGACAGTCGTGCTCTCTGGGGGGTTTGCCCGATTAACCGGTTCCCAGCCACTTAAACAAAGGAGGACTGAATGGCAGCATCAAAGTCTCGTCGGCCCCTTGCGGGCTTTTCGCGTCAGACCCGGGAATCAAGCGCACTGGTCGGTGGTGTTCCTCTCACTGGCAAAGCCCCCGCGGGGCAAATCTTCCAGGATGGGGACGGCAACGACTGGTACATGTGGTTCGACAACGCGGGCACGATGCGCGTTGCGGACGCAGCCACCGTTGAGGCCGCGGGCTTCAGCGCGTGGAATACCGGGGGCGGAGTTGCTTCAGCTCGATCGGTCGGCATTCCGCTCACCGGTACCATGGTTGACCAGCACGTCTTTGTCGCGGACAGGGCGTACAAGGTAACCGCGGTCAACGAGATCCACTCCGTTGTTGGCGGCGCCGGTGCTAACGTCCGTCCTCGTAAGATCACGGACACCTCAGCTCCCGGTGCTGTTGCAGGTGCGACGGTTAAGGAACTCACGACCGCGGTGTTCGACCTCACTGCGGTGATCAACACCACACAGACCGGGGTGCTGTCGGCAACCGCTGCCGACCTGCTCCTCGCTACGGGCGACAAGATCGCTCTGGATTTCAGCGGGACCATCACTGGTCTGGTTGGAATGCTGACGATCACACTCGCCCCCGTCGGGTAAAGGGACTAAGGTGGACCGAGGGACCTGGGAGCGAAACGCCGACAGGTCTCCCACCAAGGTAACGTTGGGATGGGGAAACGGGGAGTGCGTTAACCGCTCCCCAACCACGTTTAGAAGGATTACAACATGTCAGTAACACGAGGCAGCAACACAATCGTCATGACCGCCAACGGTGACTTGTTCGCCGGGCGGCTGCACATTCTCTCGATCCACTTCTCCGGAACTGGATTGACGGTAGGCCAGCTCGTTGAGATCAAGGACATCAACGACGGCATCATGGCCGAGCACTACATCATGGCCACGTCGGAGGATGCGGACATCCTCACCGGCGCCGAGAAGTTCCTTTCGAACGGGGTCAAGCTCGTCACTGCGGCGACGGGTACGCTCAAAGTGGTCGTTCAGCTGAGGTAGGAACGAACATGGCACTCATCAGGCTTGACAGTTTCGGACACTACACCGACGCAGACATCACCGCGGGCAAGTGGACATCGAGGGCCGCGGGTACTGCCGGTGCCATCTGCTTCCTGATCACACCAGCGTACGGGCCAAGGGGTGGACAGGCACTGAAGCTTACTGTGACCAACCCCGCTGCCTTCAGTAGTGGGATCCTCAGCCTCGTTCCAGCGTTTCCCACCCCTTCCGGTGCTACCTTCAACTGGGGTGTGAACTTCAGGTCCGTGTCTGCGTTCTCCGCTCCCAACAGTGCAGGGACGAACCCGGACGGAGTCGGTGGCGGTGCGGGTGGGACCTCAACGCTCATCTGTCTGCGGCAGAACAGCAACAACCAGTGCTGGTTAAAGTTGGAGCCGACCGGGAAGATCTCCTTCTGGGTCGGCTCGACGCAGATCGGGCAGACAGCGCAGCCTCTGCTCCAGAACGTGTGGCAGTACATCGAGTGGCAGGTTGTCCTGAGTGGGACTGCCACCGGGTCGGTTACGATCAAGATCGACGGCGGTCCTGCACTAGCGATGACGAACCTCATCACCCGTACGGGCTCCGTGAACGCCTGGGACGAGATTCGCTTCGGGCAGTTCACTTCCGGTGGCGCACTGGGTGTCGAGTGGTCCATGGCAGACATGTACCTCAGCGATGGTACCGGCGCCGACGGATGGACTGGGTTGAAGGGTCCCCAGCGGGTCGATGCGACGTATCCCAACGCACCTGGTTCGAACTCCGGTTGGACCCGTTCCACAGGTGCGGATCAGTCGGCCACTGTGGACGAGGTCCTTGCAAACGGTGACACGGACTACAACTCCACGAACGTGCTGAACGCGAAGGACTCACTGAACTTCCCGTCCTTCCCCGTGTCCGGTGCGGTTGTGAACGGCATCCAGCACGTCCTACAGGCGAAGAAGACGGACGCTGGTCCCGTGGGCATCAAGGCACTGGCCAGGATCGGTGGTGTCGACTACCTCACGGCGCAGGAACTGTTCATCCCGACGACGTACGGGTTCATGTGCTACCCACAGGGGCTGAGCCCGGCGACGGGCATTCCGTGGACTACCGCGGAGTACGACGCCGCTGAATTCGGACAACAGAAGACGACGTAAATGGCTGATGTAAAAATCTCCGCCCTGACGGCTGCGGGTTCTGCTCTCTCGACGGACGAGGTACCCGTCAATCAGGGTGGAACCACGAAGAAGGTCACCCTGGCCCAGGTATCCGCTGCGATCGGGTCCCTGGGTGCTGGAAAGGTCGTCCAGGAGGTATACTTCGAGACCGGTGCGTATGCCGCGGGGTCTACGATCATTCCACTGGACGATACGATCCCTCAGAACACTGAGGGCGACCAGTACATGACAGTATCGATCACCCCGACCAGTGCGACGAATCGG